ATGAGGATGGCTACCTCTCCATCAGCTCCGCCAATCAACCACACAGTGGATAGACCACTTGGTGCGAAAGATGCAGCGAGGGCACCGTTATTACCGTTACCCATCACCACAGTGCCCTGGATGATTGTCCACTCCGATGTGAGCAAAGTCTCACCCTGCACGAGGCGTGGATTGAGCGGGTTGGCCCAGTCCAGATTGAAGTCGAGGACCTCGTTAGGGTCCTTGTTCGGCCATGGCAGCATTGATCCCCCCGTCCCCGTTAAGTGTGTAACATGTTAGGTCGTTCGTACCAAGGGTGGCTCCGCGATGTCGCGCGATGCAACCGGCTCCACGGCAGCGTACCTGGGCGGTAGTGGGGCCACTGCTGCGTACCGCTGTTGTGGTTCGACCGCTGCGTATCGGCTCTGAGCAGGCACATAAGCGTATCGAGGCCCAGACACGTTCGCGCTCAGCGCGCGTGGCCCGCTGGCGGTCAGCCGTTGGTACACCGGCGCCTGAGAGCTCCAGGTGATCAGGAATGCGTTCGATGAAAGTTGAAGATTTCGAGCTGCGCGCAGTTGCACCGATGCACCGCTAACGATGTAGCTGCCGCTGGCGCTGAGCTGATACTGCCTCAGGAGACGAGGCGTACTACCGATCACCGCGTACACCCCGGGAATGGCACTGACCTTCCGCTGCGCAGCGATCCCTGGGTCGGTTCCAGCGACCATGTACACACCTGCTGTGGCGGCCAGCATCCTCGTACTCGAGAGCCCTACCGCAATCCCAGTGAGGTTGAACACGTTCGCCCCAAGTGCGAGCTTGCGGCTGACGATTAGCGTCACCGGTGTTCCACGAAGCGAATTGATGTACGCTCCGATGTCGATCCCGATCGCAAGTAGCCCTGTAATGAATGTCGTGCTTTGCCCGACGCTACTGTAGACGCCAGCCGCCAGTGCCAATTTGCGTGCAACGACCAGTGACGGTGCGTGACCCTGCGTCAGATACGTGCCGGGTGCTGCTGCCAGCCGATGAGCGTAGGTGAACGTCATGGCGCCGCCGGTGACCGCGTAGCTCGCCCCGTCGGAGATGATCTTGTTTATGGTGTGGTAGTTAGACGCGAGCGCCCCGCCGTTGATCTGGTAAGATCCACTGCGTGCTAAAACGAGGTGCCCATTTAGCACACTCACATTTGTACCTGCGAGTGAGTACGCGCTGCCACCTAGCGGCATGATGTAGCGGCGCATGAGCAGCGCGCTCGAACCGCTTAGATTATACACCCCAGGCGCGGCCGTGACACGTCGTTGCGCGGTGATCGTGACGGGGTTCGTAGACAGTGCGTAAGTCGCAGATGTGACTGTCAGCTTGTGCCCAGCCGTGACTGCGAGAGCGGTACCGCTCAAGGCGTAGATCCCAGCTCCCAAGGAGAACTGGCGTGTGATCCTCAACGATACGTTTGGTGTAGCGGCATAGTAGACACCTGGCGTCACTCTCAGCTGACGTCCGCGAGTAATCGTGACGTTGCTCAGCGACAGCAGATAATTGCCGGCTTCCTGAAGGCTGACAGTGTCGAACCTCACAGTGCAGTTGTTGGTCGCACCATAAGGCTTGAGGCTGATGTAGAGCGGGCTGAACACAGCCTGGAAGTCGATGGTGCCGGTGCCGCCACTGGAAGCCTCAGCGAAGTACACGTCGCCAGGGCGAGAGCCCACCATGAACTCGGCCAAAGCGCCAGTACCTGGTCCTGTCGTGACCTGGAGTCGGTAGGTTTTGCCGATCGTCACCGGGATAGATTGGTAAACGTAGCTGCTGTTCGCCCCTGGCCCTAGCGCCAGAACCCCCATCCCGTTCGCGGAAGTGAACGTCGTATCAGTCCCGGCCAACGTCCACCCACTGGTGTCCGTGTTGAATGTCGGGTTAGTGACTAGCTCTGTATAAGCGTTGACCCGGCGACCAGCGCGAAGCGTGGGCCCGATGCCAGCCAGTGTGTACGCACCAACTGCAGCAGTAAGCGTGTAGGCGTTCCCAGTAGGTGCTGGGAAGCCTCCATAGGGTAGCGCTCCGAGAGGGGCGATGCCGAGCATCGCTTACCCTTACGATAGCGAGAAGAGATTGGCGCCGAAGTGAAGCGTCAGGGTCTCGCCATCAGCAAGCGTGATGCTTGAACCGTAATCGAACCAGGCGATTAGATCCTTGCTGGCTGAGCTGTCGTTGTAGATCACGACGTAGCGGAAGGGCCCTGTCGTACCACCACTCGACGTCAGCACCAGGTCAGAGCAGACTGCACTAAATGTGCCGCCGGTCTGAGTTGCCGAGCTCGTCGTGACGTTGCGCGTCGAGAGGTTGGTGTATGCGATCTCGGTCAGGTCTGCGAGGTGGACGTTGGTCGCCACAGGGGCGACATTGGTCAGCGCGACCTTGAGCTGGTCGGTGCCAATATTGTGCTCCTTCTGGCAGGCAGCCCGAACGAAGTCGTTGAATTTGTTGTACGTCGCCATTTAAGCCCCCCCGAGCTGTGAGTGCATCCTACACTAATGTGCCTTGTAATCAACGGTCGAGAAGCCGCTGGTGAGACCACGGCCGTATGTGTCACTCGGCCTGACGCCGGTAGGTGTGCTGAGAACCTGAGACTCTGCCTGGCCACGTTCACGACCGACCATTTCTTGCTCGATCCGCGGCAGCACCGCGTACGCTGGGTTAGCAGCGTCGAAGCTCGTCGCCTTCCGGATCTGCTCGCGCGCGGTGTCGTTGTCTCCGGCCTGCAGCGCCCGCAGGATCTGAGCCTTCAACGTGTTCGCCTTGAGCGTGAGCGACGCGTGCGTGTCGTTCTGGATCATCTGCTCGTCGGTGTACTCAGCCTTCTGTTGCGGTGTGACGCCAAGCAGCTGCGCGAGGATCGCTCCAGCTCCAGGAGTCGCCATGGGGAGCGGAACACCTTGGCCGTCAATGTAGCCCTTTGTGCTCATTTGATACGCTTTGATCGGGTTACGAATTGCCGTCGGAAGCATCGTCGCCATGCCGCCCAGCACGTTGCCGTTGTGGATCTGATCGAGCCCTTTAGCCTGGTCAGCGATCATGCTGATCGGCGCACCGACTACATCGCCCTGCCATTGATCGACAGTATCGCTCCACTTCTGCCGTGAAGTCAGGAATTGCGTAAGCGGTAGAAGGTCGCCCTCACCGATACGGTTAGACATGTCGAAGCCCACCGCTCGCGGAGCGCCCTTGGCGAGCACCTCTCCTACATCCTTACCGAACATATGTGCGAGGTAGCCGCGGTACTCCGCGGTGACGTCGAACGGGTGCTCGCTCGGATAAATCTCGTCCTTGAGCTTGTCGACGGCACCGGCCATGGCGCCGGCGAAGGGTAGCCCCAGGGTGCCCGACAGCGCGGTGACCGCAACTGCGTGACCCATCAGGAACTTCTTGGCGTACATCCGCTCGTCGTCGCTCGTCGCCTTGTTGACGAATGCAGTGTGGAACTCGCGGTAGAGCTTCCACATCAGGTTCATGTCGAACATTTTGAACTGCAGCGCCATCGGGCCCAGCGCCCCAGCCGGTCCACGTTTCGACATGAGCGTCGGAACACTCGACGCACCGTAATGACCAAGTGTGTTGTCGATGGTCTTCATCGCGTAATCTTCGGCTGTTCCGCCAAAGTTGCTCTTGCCGTGCAGTTCGCGTGCCGCCAGCGCTGTGACGATGCGCGACAACATCTCAGTCGTCTGCGGCATCACCGCCGCCATGCGTAGAGCTTTACCTACCTGAGGGTTGGATCCGATACCTGCATCATTGACCATTGCGAAGGTGCCGCTGCTCATGTCGATGCCGCCTCGACCGACAATGTGGTCAATGAACTCACGAGTGGCTGGGTCCTTAACTGCATTAGCCAGGACGTCATGTGTGATCGCCACGTCAGCTGCCCGCGCCGCACTGACGTCCCAGCCCTGCTTAAGTGCCTCGGAGATCACTCGAAGCGCGATTGGAGTGGCCCGTGCAACTGCCGACAATGCGTTTGAGTAGCCGTGCCTGGCGCCCAGGTGAGGGATGACCATGACACCCATCTGCGAGCCATCGACCAGCATCATCGCCGGCGACAAGCCAATATGGAAGATATTGGACCCGGTACGGGCCAGGTCAGTCCAGTCGTGACGAGCGACGGTAGCGTTGAAGGTAGTGCGCTGACGAACATGGTTGACCAGCATACGGATCGTGTCGACATCAGCATGCTGTGCATGATCGACATTCATCGCATCACGTGCATGACGTTCCATCTGGGTAACGACCTGGGACAGTCGCGGCTGCGCCCAGGCGCGACCAAGTGCCGACGCACCTACACCAAACCTGAAGTTGGTGCTCTTGATCATGTCCCTGGAGAAACCCTGGACCATGTTCCGCTTGGTCATCAGCCGGCTCGATGACGTCGTCGACAGTGAATTGAGCCACGACTCACGCATGGACTGTTCGACTGCTGCCAGTTGATCGTTGATGGTTTTGATCTCAGCCGGAGTCTTCCCGGCGCGATCGAACATCGGGTTTGCCTTGACCTCGTTGATCAGACTGTTGAGCGCAGTTTGCGACGCCGGGGAGAGCCCTGACAACCGTGCTTGCGCTCCAGCCTTGATCTCGCCGTCGATGTGCCCCTTGGCTGCTAGACCTTTGAGGACATTCACGAGCGCTTCGCGTTCGGACTTATTGTTGACCGTGATGAACAAGCTCGGGTTACCCAGCTCAGGAGCCACTGTAGCATCGGCGAAGCCAGCCTTGGTGAGTGCATCCGAGATCGCCTTCGCAGAGATCGGATCGGCGCGCTTGCCGTCATTCTTGATTGTGGCTGAGACCAGGTGATCGCCTTCGCGGTAGGCGTGGAAATATGGCACCTGGCTGGTTGCCTGGAGCTTGGTCCGGATCTCTTTGATCGCGGTCTGAACCGGTGACATCTGACGAGCCAGTCGCGCCCTGTCCTCATCGCTAATCCCGGGCGCGTTGACCGCGTTCTGGAAGTCCCGCTCGACCGAGGTCATGTGATTATTAAGCGTGTCCACCCAATACTTCACCGCGTCGGTGGCGTTGTGCTTATCGGACAAGCGATTGTACTCACTCATCGGATCGCCCAATTTCTGGACGATAGGACCTAGCTCCTCATGCGCCGCTATAGCGTTATGCAGCAGCATGGTCATGTGTGCTAGGTTCTGCGCTCGCAGCGAGTCCCTGAGGTCGTGGTATATCCCGAGCTGCCCGTCAGCCTTCAGCTTCTGCGCGTCGCGGTAGACACTGTCGACGTAGTTCTTCAGGATCCCAGCCTGAGGATCATTGTGTAGCCATGTGTGGGCAGCCCATGGCAGCTCACCATTGACACCACGCAAAGTGGCTGCAGCCAGGTTGTTCACCCGCTCAGCAATCTTAGGGTCAATCTTGGACGCTTTCGTGAACTTGTCAAAAGCAGCACGCTGAATACGCGTCCAGACGTTCGGGATCGCATCTGACTGCTGATTGATCTCCCACCACGGTACGAGCTCAGGAAGCACTGGGTTCTGACGTCCGAAATGCTCGGCCAAATCTGGCGCTGAGCGAGTGTGCAGCAACGCCGGGAATATCTTATCACCTAGACGTTGGAGCAGTCCCTTGCTGTCATTCAGAAGGCCCTTGATCGTTTCATCACCCTTCTCGCTGTACAGCTTGACCGTCTCGTTAAGACGGTTGTTGATCTCCGGCACCGGGACCTTGGCAGCCCGATCGGCTTGTTGCTCTGCATCGAGAACTGAGCGACCAGCGTCCAGGATGTGATCCAGTGCGCTCATTACCCTGGGGTTTTCAGGGATCCTGAACATCTTGGCGACGAATGACTTGAACCGATCCCACAGCGACTGCGACTCGGATCCCTTGATCGGGTCACCGTTGATGTCGATCGACTTGAGCACTTCCTGCGCGTGCGGGTTGGAAATAGCCCAGGAGATCATCTCGTCAGCGCTGCGCCGCACCTCAGTGCCCCACATCGAGTTGCGTGTGAGCGCTGGGAACGCCTTCTCCAACGCTGCGACCACCTGGGTGTGCAGCTTATTGATCTGATCAGCCAGCTCGCCGCTACCGTTCTTCAAGCTCGACATGAACTTGTCGTAGGTCGCTGCGTGAAACATCTCGTGGACGAAAGTGTCCTCGTTGATACCGCTGTCCCGATCAAGCATGACCTCGATATGGCCGTCGGGGTATATACCAGCCATGCCTCGATTACCTTCGGCAGTCTTGGCGTCGACGATGTTGAGGTGGATCTTGTCCACCCAGTCACCATCGAGCATGCGCGCAAACATGCGTGTGATCGGGTTGGTGCCGTTCTTGGCGATCTCCCTGAGAGCCTCGCGCGGCATGGATGCCAGTAGACGGCGTCGGAGATTTTCAGTTGGTGGTGCAGGTTCCGTGCTGTGCTTGAATTTGAAGTCTGGTGCGGCCAGCTCGCCGACGCGGTTCAGGAACTCACCGGTGTTGCCCCTAGCGCCATATTGCGGGCCTCCAGGGAGACGGTCGATAACCCCTTGGTGGTCGCCCTGGTGAAGCTGGGAGCCAAGGCGGATCGCCTCGACGTTGGAGATGTCACCAGCGGCATGCGCGTCCAGGATCCGCTGCTTAATGTCCTCGTAGCGCTGAGCATGAGCTGCGTCGATCTGATCACGGAAGTCAGCATTACGCTCCTCCGGCGTCATATTCTTCTGGCGTTCGATCGTTGCGGCGTCTCGCGCCAGATCAGCCCCGCTGTTTAACTTGTTGTCGAGCTGGGCCCGGGCACGTTCCCGCGTGCGGCGCTCAAGCATTGAACGACGTTGCGCTGTCAGGTCCAGTCGCACAGGCTCGAACGGCTTGGCTGCTGGTCCAGGTGGTGGTGGAGCTGTACCATCCTTGAAGGCACGTGCAGCCTCGTCGAGCTGCTTACCGTTCGCACCCTCGCGCACCATACGCTTGAGCTGCGCATAGTCCTGCGGCCGAACAGTGGAGCTCGGACCGTAAAGGTGATCGACCGCCTGGTTCAGGAACTGCTTGCTGCTGGCCTCCTCAGGGATGCCAGCTGATCTAACCCGCTTGTCGGCCTTCCGACTAGGTGTCAGCTTGGCTGCATCAGCTTTATCTCTGCCGGTGTCCGATCCAATTTTAGGCGCTGACCACTCCCTGCCAGCCTTGTAAGCCTGCCAGTCAGCGATAGAGTCGAACTTGTTCTTGACCTCTCCGCGTGCGCCGCTGTCGAACGCGGATATTTCGGTGCCAGTGAAGCCGCGATCCTGAGCCTCTGCAACGCTCTCCGACGGCTGATCGTTGGCAAGCCGTGCGTCCTCTTCCTTGGCAAAGTTCTGACGCGCCATGTCCTTCGCGGCGTCGGTATACTGACCGTTGTCGTCAAGAACACCGTGCTGCTTGGCTAGATCTACAACATGATTGAAGCCGTCAGGATTATTGATGTCTTCGGGTTCCGGACCCTTCTGGAGTAGGTCGAACAGCCTGGACTTCAGATCATCTGCATTCGCTGGAAGGTTGTCACGCAGATCGTCGATCGCGGGACCCTGCTTGCGACCTAAGTTATCAACAAGCTGCTGCTGGAAATCAGCATCGACGGGCTTATCACCCCCTTCCGAGTTGGCCGGTGCCGCCGGCTCAGTGGTCTTGGTGTTGTCGTTCGCTAGGGCGGTTTGGTCGTCCGGCTTCGGTGTTCCCGCTTCCTTGGCATCCACCGCCTGATTACCACGTAGGTCCTCCAGCTTCTGACGTATAACATCGTGCGAGGGGGCGTTGCTCTTCTCGAGCATAGCCTGATTGCGGGCCTCGAAATCATCGAGGTCCTTGGCATCCGCGTACGCTTTACGAGTGGCAGGAGGTGCCCCCTTCAGGAGGTCAGCCCTTTGCTCTTCCCAGGTTTTAGAGGTTGCCGAAGCAGGAGCAGAAGCTGTGTCCGCCACCCCCGACTTGTCGTCCCCAGTGCGCTCAACCGCTCCGGCACCCTGTTGTGACGGATCCGTACTTAATGTTTTATTACCGTTAGCAGCCCGTTGATTGAGCTCCTCTAGGATCTGCTGGTGGTAGTCAGAAATCTTCTGATCTCGCTCAGAGAGCGGTTGATCCTTGTCGAGACCATCAAGGTAGTTCCCGGCCGTATTCGCGTGCTGCAGCAGCTCGCCGTCCGTAGCGTTGCGGAACGGGCGCGATAGATCGTCAGGAGACACCTGCTCATACGGCTTGGCCCAGCGCAGCGACCCCTGCTTGTCATTCTGGACCGTCGTGTAGTCGATCCCTGGCGGAGCATTGACATCAGGGATCGTCGCAGCAGCCACAATGCGGTCGGTCGGCGACATGCCTGTATCGCGCGGAGTGGCGATAATGTCGCTCATGCTTGGTGCTACTCGACCAGCTGCGTCAGCGAACATCGGTGCGGACTGCGGTGCTGGAAGCGCCTTGAGCGCTTCATCAACCGTTGAACCAATGTTATCGGTCGACAGTGCGTTCGGGTCAGCAGTCTTCACTGCGCGCATACCACCCAGGGCGGCCGCACCAGCACCAAAGAAGCCGCCCAAGACACCACCAGAAATGGCGCCATCGACGATATTGTGGATACGATCCTGCGGAGTGAGGTTCGGGTTGGCTGCGTCTGTAAGAGCCGTCTGGGTGCCGCCAATGACCGCCTGCGCAGCACCGGTGACCACTGCGTGCATGCCTACGGCGCGGATTGTGGCCTGCCCGGCCTTGTCCATAATGTCCATGGCATGGCTCGGCATCCAGGAGTTCAGCGCATCAAGCGCTGGAGCCATCATAAGGGCAGCCCCGGCACGTCCCTGGCCGTCAGGACCTTCAGTCGCCTTGTACGCCTCACCGAGCGCTGCAGGCGCGTTGGCGATCGCTACACCACCCATACGGCCTATCGCCGACTCCGCAGCTAAACCACCGCCCAGACCCATCGTCCCGAGCGCAGGAGCCATTCGGATGCCCTGCATGATCGCCCACGGGAGTGCGTGTGTGAAACCGCCCTCGAACGGACTACCATTGTACTGCTGGTTTGCGGCGAACGCCTGGGTCGCGTTGGCCTGGTTGGCGTTCTCGGCATTAGCAGCAAAATCACTGACCGCGTTGGGGCCGCCACCGACACCTTCGGCCGCGGCGCGAACACCAGCCCATATGTTTGAGGCGCCTTCGTTGAGGCCGCCCCAGAGCTGGGTAGGTATAGACGCGAGGAAGCCCCTGGCCGGCGCCGGAGCTGGCGCCGACGGCATGCTCGCTAACTGACTTAGATCGACTTGGAACCCCACCCCTGATGCTCCTTAGCCCGGAGGCATTCCACCACCCATACCCATTCCCGCATTCGGTAAGTCGCCTACTAGGCTCGGAGCACCTAGAACTCCGCGCTGCGCGTTCAGATACCTCTGTATCGCCTGACCTTGATCTCCCGTAGACCACTGTGGATTGGCCAACGACTGCGCCAGGGCGAACTCGTTCACGTCCGAGTAGCGGGCGATGCCCTTCTCCTTCGCCGTCTGCGGAACCGCCTTCACCGCCTGCGGAATGAGCTGGCTCACTGCAGCGCTCATCTGCGGCAGGTTCGCCAACGACAGCCCAGGATTGTTCATGGCCATAAGTCGGATCGCATCGAGCGGAGTTTGCGGCCCTTGTGGTTGAACTGCCTGCGGCACCGCCATTGAGGCAGCAGTCGGTGACGCCGAGGTAATCTGATCCTTGGCGTTCTTAGGGTCAGCGTTCCATTGCTGCACGAAATTCGGCTGTGCGTTGAGATACGCCTGCGAGTAGACCGGCGCCTTAGGGGCTGCCGGGGTAGTCGCTGCAATCGCCTTGGCGACAGGTGACCCAGGGACAGCCGCAGGGGCTGCCTGACCCTGACCTGCACTAACCAAGCCACCAAGGAACTGACCGACAGTCTGCCCTGTGGCGACAGCACCGTTGCCGATGTTGTCAGTTATGCCTCGCCACGCCGCCGGTAAAAAATCAGCGTAGCTACGCGCGGTTGCGCCAGCATTATATGCGGTGCCCATTTGACCCCCCTACCATCGCCATCCGCCCTTCCCGAACCCCCAGGGTTGTGGCGCGAACAACTTCCTTAGTACCTCAGCTCGAGCCTCTTTAACATGGGCCTCGAACGCATCAGCAAATTCTTTGGCTCGATCGGGGTCGCCGGCATCGTGATCAACGATGCGGAGCGCCAGATATGCGGCCCAGTCGAGCATCGGGATATGATAGTCGTCGGGGATCTCCGGCTCTGCTGTCTGGTTCGTGAGGGTGAGCTCATCCAGCGGGAGACGGACTACCCGCATCGTGATGATCGTGCCGTTTGCGGCTGCGTCAGGCACCGGGATCACCCGGAGTGTCATTGTGTTACGACCGTTGCCGTCGCCGGTGACCAGTTCTTCGTCGGTGGTGAATGCCTGCGGAGCGCCGGGCGCCAGCGTCGTCAAACGGTTCACATCCCAGATGTCGGTCTGCGGCGGCTCGTAGGTGCCCATCGCCCAGTGACCTGTGCGAACCAGGTCCACCTGCGCTGTGCTGACCTTAGCCGAGATCACCGAGAGGATCGTCGGATGGAGCGTGTAGTTGGCCACCCCGGTCTTGAGTGTGACGTTTACTACTTCCGGGGTTGAGGCATCACGAATGACTAGGGCGTGGCGCGCAAAGCGCTTCTGCGCTTCGTTGATGTAGCGGACGAGCGTATTGTCGGACCACAGATAGTCCCCAGGGGTGCCTGTCTGCGCGCTCCGATCGTGGAGGATGTTGTTGCGGAGCTCATCGAGAAGATCACTTAGCTTCACCGACGAGCCCCCCCATTAGAGAGCCTGAGCCCTCTCCCCAGCTGAATGTTACTCTGCGTCGGCGGGCGCTGCAACCCGTCGATACGGGAAGCGCAGACGCTCTCTGTGGCCGATCACTCGCTTTGTGGTCCGATCGGTCACCGGGACGCTTGTCACCGAGTGATCGAGGATCTCGAGAATGTGTTCCGGCACGGGTACCGGCTCGCCTGGACGAAGCAGATAGCTGGTGCCGTTATGGCCGATGAACAGTCCCGTCGGAGGAATGTCGTCGTTGTCTTCGAGAATTATCCACACCCTCTCAGGCATGCCTTTGGCAGCCTTTTTGGTAGGTGCTTGCGCGGGCGGGCGATTACCGATGTCGGTGTTGTTACCTAACTGGGCAGCGGGGTCGCTCATTTTCCATCCTTGGAGTTGGACGCCAACTCGAACGCCTTCGAGTAGGCGGTCTCGTCATCGTCAGGGAACATTTTGTCGATGTTGGTGGTGATGAAGGTCGCCACTTCCTTCGGGGTCTTGAAGGTGAACTTCACGTTCGGGTCGCGCCAGGGGATGTTCTTGCCGCCCTTTACCAGGTCGGCTTCACGGTTGGATTTCTTGATGTCTGGATCGGTGACTTCGACGACGTAACCATTCTGCGCCTTTGAGATGCGGATGTTCGTGTCGTCCATGTGTCCCTCCCCAAAAGAAGGTCGGCGCTTTCCTGGCGCCGACCCCCTAGTTCTTAGCGCTCAGCGAACCAAACAATGTGCTTGGCAGTGACGCCGAGTGCAGCGGCAAGAGTGACCGTGCCGTCGGTGTTGAGTGTGATCAAGGACCCGGTGTCGACGT